AACTCCTGGCTAAATTACCAACATCTTTTATTGGTGATAGACTAGGATGCTCCCTTAATTCTTCTGGTATCATTTCCATGAAACTGTTACCAGACCCACCTTGTGCAACTTCAGATGGAGTCTCCATAACTGTAGTTTGTACTGGTTCGGCTACCTGTTCAGCAACTTGCTCTGACATATTTACTCCTCTTTCATCATGTTGTATATGTGTAGTATGACTGCTCTTTTACCTTCTTCAAAGGCTGTAGCATTAGCATCTCCAGCTACATAACTTGAAGCACGCCAATTACAACGTATCTCCAAATCATTTAACACCTTTTTACCAGCGTTATCCCCAAACGTATCTTTATACATTACCTTGAGTTGTGCTATTTGCTCACTCATTTGCACCTACCATTCTTACTGCTTGAGCAGCTTGACCAACAGTAGCAACGTCTTCTTGCTCCATTTGTCTTTCCATTTGCTCTTGTTGCATCATTGCTTTTTGCTCTCTTTCCTCATCAACGACTGACTGTGGCTTTAATACTTTCTTTGGAACACCTAAAGCATCAGTTAAATAAGTAACCAATCCATCAGGATCTATATGATCTCCTACTGGCAGTTGCTGTGACAATGGCATCAATATTTCTAAGGCTCTCATCACACCATTAACAGAACTAGACTTTTGTGCTCTTGCAAGTGGTGATACATATTCAATATCAACATCTACCCCTTGTAAAACCTCTGGTGGTGTAGCAAGCATATCAGCACGCAACATTAAAGCAAACGCCCTGTCAATCAATGGTCTTAGCATTTCATTCATTAATCGACCAAGAACAGGACCTATAACTCTCATTCTTTCTTCTTGTCTCTGTATTACTTCTGTTGCTGTCATATTAGGCGTACTACCACTAAGTAGTTGGTCAACGAAGAAAGCAGAACGTATTGCTTGTCTTCGCTGTTCTTCCATGTTTAATCCAATAGGTATGTTAGCACCAGTTTGTAATGGTGTTATCGTATCTCTTGAGCCTGATCTGTAAAAGTTAAGACCTCCAGGCTGGGTTCTAATGGGGAGTAGAAACCCATCATCAGGTACTAATAGTGGAGGATCTATCATTTTCTGAGCTGCTTGTATGATTGTTTTTGACATTAGATTTAGCATCTTAACATCTGGCAACGCAACCATAGCTGGAGATCTACCCATCACTTCCCCAGTTGCCTTGAGAAAGCGTGGAACAACGTAAGGTAATTCTTGGAAGCCACTCTCTGCCAATATCATTTTTGTTTCCATGCAAATATACATAGACGCATATGGCATATTTTTATTATTAGCTTTAGTTGGATCTCTGTCTTTTCTTGGCATGACTGCATGTAGTATTGTCACATTCTCGTCTGGTTTTTTTTCAAATGTCCTAGCTATAAACGCACCAACATTATCAATACCAAATCTCTGCACAGCTTGCCTTGCAGGTAACTCATACTTTCTGAACACAGTATCAACAATACCATATTGATCTTCTGTTACATAAAATTCTGATATATGCCTTGTGCTAAAGCGTAATGTTTTGTCATCCATTTCAACAAACATACACCCAGTACCAAACACAACTAGGTCAACATACATCTCATGGACTTCTGTTTCAAAGTTAGACATGGTAAAAGCACGCATCATTCTTTGCGAGGAATCTTCTAACCATCTCTGTACTTCTTCATCTCTACCTAATTCTTCGTCTTTCATTGTCAAATGAAACCAAGGTGTAGCACCTGATGTAAGCATACCATGTAAACTAGATGATAATAAATCTACTGATTGTAGAGCTGTACCATCAAAGATAAGCTCCATTCTTTTTTCACCACGACTTCTTTTTTTAACTATGTCTGCTTTCCTTGGCAACATATAGTCAGCTAACTCTTGGTAATGATTATTCCAGTTGTCTCTTTGACCTTCAACATGTTGAAATCTAGCAACTATATCCTTGACATTCATCATAAGCTTATCCTAACAAAGTTGGTGTGCCACCTGATCCACTCATACTGGTAGACGTTTCTCCTAAGTTACCAGCAACAATCGTACTGCCACGACCTCTACGTTTTTTTCTTTCTGTTGTTTCAGCTTCAGCAGATAAAGCAGCAGCCTTTTCATAATCAGCTTTAGCAGGTTCTTCTGGTACTGGTGGTGGTGGTGGAACATATACTTTAGGTTTAAGGAATGACATTGTTATCTCCTACGTTACTGATCTTTTTGACGCTGGTCTAGTTGTAACACCATAGCCTTCCATGATTGTGCCGCCTTGCCCTGATCTCTTACCTCTAGTTGCATACCTAGTTGTAATTGTTGGCGTTTCATCTTCAACAACTTCAGGTGTTACTTCTGGTGTTACTTCAGGTGCAGATGGTTGTCTGTAGTCATATTTATCTGTACCTGTTACAGTTTCTTTAACTTCTCTAATAAGTTTTTTTGTTGGTCTTTCTAATGGTTCTACAATATCAGCACCAGCTTTTTCAACTACATTAATTGCTTTCTTAACTGGTCTTTCTAAAGGTTTAACTATTTTTTTTGCTGCTTTTATTACTGCACCCATTTTAACTTCCTTTCCATGTATGCCATCCTATTTTCTTATTCTCAGGTCGAAACCAAAAGGCTTTTTGATAACCACTTCTTGTAAAGGCTTTCCTTAAAACTTGAAATCCCATTCTTGTATAACCTTTTTTAGCAATAAAGTCTATAACCCAAACATTTTTGCCACCACCCTTGTAAGCATCTACAGGAAACTTTGAGTTTTTTACATAGGATTCAACTTGTTTTTCGTTAGGAAATCCCCATGTAGCAAACACTAACGGCTCCTGTATCACACTTCTAATAATCTTATACTGCATAATTCCCAAAGGTCTTTCAATATATTTCTGTATAAGCTTATCATCCCACCAATTATGAAACTCACTCTGCTTAACCATCTCCATAGCATCACGATAGTCCTGCGAATACCTCATAGCGTAAATGGATTGTACTCATTGACTGCCACAGACTGTGGTGCTTTTGTCATCTTAGTACGATTCTCCAACCCTAAAGCTAAATACCTAAACGCATCAGCACTGTGACTTGTAAAGTCATGTCTTGGCTGATCCCTAAACATCCTCTTTCGGTCATCCCATTCCTGTCTATACTGCCTTAACATCTCAAGACCTTCATTGCATTTTTCTCTATCAAAATAACATTTAGGTATAAGCATCCTTGCAGCGTTAATTCCATCAGCAATCTTCATCTTAGGTATCACCTTAAAACGTATACCCAAACTAAACGCAGTCTCTAATCTCGACTTCCCACTACCCAGTTCTCGAACTTCAATATCATGTGGAGCAAGATGATCTCCCCAGTGATAATCTTTTTGTCTAAGGACTTCAGCATAATGGTCCAAGCCAACGCCACTATTCTCATAATAGTCAATAACATTAACAGCTCCCCCTCTATAAACCTGTGCAAACCAAATAGCCGTACTATCATTAATTCCCAAATCCCAAGCCGTATGTACTGGCAATGCAGGATCGTAAGGAACCCTGGTAATCTTACCCTCATCATCTAAATCAGCAAGCAACTTACCATAATACGCACCAATAATAGCAGCTGTAAACGAACACTCATACTCTTGCTCATATTGTTCTGGTGTCATCTGCACTCTAGCAGCATCTAATTCTGTTTCTTTTACTAGTTGTGTTTCACTAGCCTTAGCAATTTTCCAGTACCATTGGTCAGAACCTTCTTCATCTTGCTCTTTAGCCTGCTGTAATATATCAAAAAAATGATTATGACCTGCTGGTGTACCTAAAAAGATGGCACTACCCTCTCTGTCAGATAGTGCTGGTCTTACAACCTCCCCCCATACCCTAGGATTCTGCATACCATATTCATCAAACACACACAAATCTAAGTATATACCTCTTAACGCATCTGGATTCTCACCTGATAATAACATTATCCTACCATTATTAGGAAAGTCTGCCCTTAGCTCAGTCTCGTTAAACGTAACACCTGGTATAACACCAGCATAATACTTTACATAATCCCAACTAATCCTCTTAGCTTGCGTAAAAGTAGGTGCCACTAACGCAACTCTTGGTCTTGGCAGAGGACAAGTTAACACATGTTTAATCATATGATTGACAGCAAAGACAGTCTTACCAAAACGTCTGTGCATAACCAGCACATTCCATCTTTTCAAGTTCTTATGCATCTCAGCCTGTAAGTCTCTAGGCTTATAGGGTATCTTAACTTGCATCCTCTGTACCAGTCTCCCAAACTATCTTCAATGAACCATCAC